CGACAGAATCAGAATCAATACCAATTACGTCTTAAGACTTAAAGCAACGACAGAATCAGAATCAATACCAATTACGTCTTAAGACTTAAAGCAACGACAGAACTATAAGATAGAAACCATGAGCTATGAGATAGGAACTATGAGCTATAAGATAGAAACCATGAGCTATGAGATAGGAACTATGAACTATAAGCCATAAGTCGTGAACTAGAAAACTTGAGATAGAGAGCTTTAAACACTAGCTTAAGACTTAAGATATATATTTATATATATACTTGCCCCCCTACCCCCCAAGGGCTTTTACCCTCTCACTATATAGTCTGTTTTTGAAACCCCGCTCACTGTTCACTTTTTCCAATAATGAGACGCATGTCACGCGGGGGCGATCATGGCATCGCGTCCAAATCCGCAGAAACAAGCCACTCGCTAGAAACCCCCTTGCCAAGAGCCGGGGGCATGGACTGCGACCGGGGTTGCGAGTCCGGGGAGGGGCGTGTTACCATGAGCCGTCAAGCGGCGCGCGGCGTGGCGAATTGGTTGACATGGAAAGCTTGTGATCCGTCGCGGATATTTTTTGCTATGACTGGGCGGTATTCAGGCGCGCATTCTTGGGGGTTATGGCCCCCTATTCGGATACAATTCCAGACGCGATTCTCAGGCTGTCTAGTCGCCGCGCCCACCTTGTATTTAATTGCTGGGTTAATTGACTTGGTTAATTGCTTAGATAGCTGCTTTATTTATCGCAAAGAATTGTTTTTGTAATTGCGGTCTAATTGCTATTTAATTGTTATGTCGCTATTCAATTAATGCGCTTGCGCGATTCGCTTGCGTATGGTATGTGCGATTCCGTTTGTCTATTGTGTCACTATTCCATAAAGCGAATTGACAATAGCTTCGCCATGTGCTAGCCGCGCGTATGTGTGCGTTTGGGCAGGGCTAATTCACGTGTAATGTGATTAGCGTCTCATTTGATTGATTGCCCCCGCGATGGCCCCTAATTGCTGTTTGACAGTTCGCGGCCGGCGGACAATGCCGGCGGACAGTTTGGGGCGTGAGTCTGCGGTTGTCTCGGAGGGTGGTTGTTTGACGTCTCACGATGCGGCGCCGGGCTTGCGTAAGGCTAGCGCCGGGTCTAGACTGATGTCATCGCCCCTGAGAGAGCGAGCGGAGAGGCCCCCCGGCCTTGCTGATTCGTTGGATTGGGTGTGCGTTGGTTGTTTTTTGTGAATTACACAGTGGTTTATTTTTCGCCTATTTGGCGCGCGCTTGCCTATCGCAGCGATTCCGAGGTTTTGGCGACGGCCCCGCCTTAGGGGCGCGGGTCGCGGCCTATCGCTTATATCGCTGCCGTTAGGACTGTCCTTGAGCTTCCCGGTCAGTTAATTAGGCGCGCGTCGTTATTGGACTAGGGCATCTCTGGTGAGTCGTGCGGGCCTCGTTAGCAGCGGGGGCGCGCGGGTGGGTTCGATTCCTGCGATGCCTACGGGCGCGCCCGACGATGGGCGGCGCTAACCGTGGCCCCCAGGGTGGGGGCCTATCTGGAATTGTGAGAGGTGTTTATTATGGCTACGCATGTTGAGGGTTTGGCGGCGGCGGCGCGTTGTGCGGACGCGGCGATTGAGCGGGCGCGGCGGTATTGGACGCTTGCCGAGCTGGTTCGCTGGTTCTATGACGATGCGACCATGCCGGGCACTGTTGAGTGGGATGAGTGCGTTTTGCAGACGTATTGGGACACGCACACATGGCGCGGGGTTTTCACCGCATGGGATGAGTGCGGACGCCCTGAGTACGATCCGTCCGTGTGGGGCCGGGATGATTGGGACCCTGACTCGCGGCGCGCTGCGCAGGGCAATGCTCGTTTGGATGCTGTCGGTGAGATGGTTTTCAACGCGTTTCCTGATGCGATTGAGCGGGCGGCGCGTGAGCTTGGATGGACGGTTGTGAGCGGGGCGGATTGTATGGATGGCTGGTATCCCGAGGGGGCGCTGGCTTTGGACCCCGAGGGCCTTGAGGTTGCGTCGGGCCGTTGGTACGTGAATGTCCTGATCCCCCCGGCTGTTTCGTCGGTTGCCTAGCGGCGTGGTTTCCCTGACTTAATGGCGAGTATGGAGCTGGGTTCGATTCCCAGTCAGGGAGCGGGGGCAAACGTGGCGTGCGTTTGTCCTATCGCAGATCAATTGAGAAAGAGGCAAGACAATGACGTTCATTACCAAGGTCACGGGCGAGGCACTGGGAGCGATGCAAGCAGCGTGGGATGAGCGCGATTCGTTCACGCGTAGCGAGTTGGGCGGCGTGCCCGATTGGGCTGATTATGTGGATGAGTATGGCGAGCTCTATTCGGACGGCATGGAAGATGCGTACAGGGACCTTCTGGGCGACTTGTACGGAATGGTTAGCGTGTGCGGTTATGAGTATGACGCGGGCGAGGTGCTTGCCGACGTTGATCCCGTCGCGTTCCGCTGCGGAATGTTGGATTGGATTGACATGCGCGTTCAGGACGGCGACTTGCGTCGTATTGAGGACTGATTAGGGCCTCACCCTTGGCGAGTTGGTTGCGCCCCCGTGTGGGGGTCCTGGGTTCGATTCCTGGGCAAGGGGCGGGGCTACCAAGGCGGTGGCCTATTGGAAATGTGAGATGAGGTTTCTATTATGACTACGGCTGCGCGACGCGAGGACTATGCGCCCGCATCTGATTGGCTGACTGACGAGAACGGCAAGGCATTGCGCGATTGGTGGGGCCGATGCGGTCGCCTGTTGCGTGAGAGCGTGGACGCGCCCGCGTGGGCTGACTACGTGGACAGGAATGGCGGGGCGTGGACGCGTGCGGGCCTGTTTGGCGAGTACGTGGCGCTTGTGACCGCCTTTCACAGCGAAGCGATGGTTTCGGCGTGTCTGTTTGCTGACCCCGCCCGATGCTTTGCAGAGTTTGAATCGTGGGTTGCCGGGTGCGTGTGGGATGGCGAACTGGTTCGCCTTGTTGATGAGTGTGAGGCGTGACCATGTGCGAGATTGGCACGGATGAACTGCGTGACCTGGTTGAACAGGCGCGTGAGGATGAGTCGTTTCCCGGTTTCTTCCTGGCTTGTGAGTTGGGCCTGTCTGACCCGGCGTATTGCTGGGTTGATGCGGATGGGTATCCCCGTTCGCGTGTGGACTTGGCGGTTGAGTATGAGGCTGAGTTGGATTACATGGGCGCGGCGGCCGGTTTGGGCGGTGGTGACCTGTTGGGTGGCGCGTCGCGCAAGATTGACCCGGATGGGTTTGACGCGGGCGTGAGCATCTATATTGCCCGGCTTGAATCGCAGGGCGTGCTGATTCCCGTGAGGTATGGGGGTGTGGCGTGATGTGTTCTGACACGATGACCGCTGAGGAAGTGCGCGCGGTTGTTGAGGCGGCGCTTGCGTCGGATGACTTTCCGGGTTACTTCCTGTACTGCCAGGTTGGCATTAGCGGCGTGCGGTCTAATTATGAGTGGGTTGATGCGTCGGGCCGCTTGTGGGACCGCTGGGGTTTCGAGCTTAAGTGGGAGTATGAGCAGAATGAGCGCGGCCCGGATGATGTGGGGTCGATGATGCGCTGGTATCAACCGGACGTGTTTGCGATGGGGGTGGACGCTCTGATTGAGGAGCGGCTGAGTCGTGGCGACTTGTTCCCGTTGTATTACGCGGACTAGCGGCGGTGGGTACTTGGTATCCTAGTGCGTGATGTGTGACACGCGTGGTTTTCGCGGGCTTAAGGGTGAGTAACAGGCTGGTTCGATTCCGGCCCCGCGAACGATGCGCCCCAAAGTGGGGGCGTGAAACAGAAAACAAGGGAGAGAGCGACAATGAGTGACTACAAGTGGGAAGCGCCGCGCGGATACTACGGCGACGTTGTTCCCGTGATTACGGCGCAGGTTGCCGAGGGCGTGACTGCCGAGGTGTACGTGGACTACCAGGATGGCGTGCGAGTGACGCTCGCTGTTCGTGGGTCCGGCGTGACGGGCCGGTACGCGTCTACGGACAATAGCCAGGATTGGCCGGAGGTTGAGCGATTCATCCCCCGCTCGGAGTGGCCCGAGGAGATTTATGCGGGCGTGCGCGGCCCGGCCGAGCGGACCCCAGACGAGGCGGTGGCTAAGGCGGTGGCTGACGCGGTGGCCGTGTGGGAGGAAGCCCTCAGGGAGGCGGATGAGATGGAAGCCGCAATGAGTGGCGACTGACTTTGCGCGTGACGCGCGTGGGTTTCCCTGTCCCCAATGGTGGGGGTGAAAGATGGCCCGTTCGATCCGGGCACAGGGAGCGACAGGCGACCAAGGCGGTCGCCTCGGATGCATGGAATCAGAGAGGCAGAACGATGATTGACGAAACCAAGGTTGTTCGCGTGACAAACCAGGGCGAGTTGGACGCGGCTCTGGCGGCGGAACCGGACAATAACACGGTGATTGAGATTCACTCAAACCCCGGCAAATACATGCCGAACTACATTTTCGTAGGCGATTCACGTGGGCATATCGTTGAGGCGTGCGGCGAGTCCCGCGTGATCGTATACGGGACGTCTCGCCTGACTGCGCGCGGGCATAGCATTGTTGACGCGCAGGATGAGGCGACCGTGTACGCGACGGACTATGCGAAAGTTGACTGGCATGACGACTCTAGCGGAGAGTGCGGATATTACGCGGTCGGCCAAGTGTGGGACAGGGCGGCCGTGAGAGCACATGGGGTGTGCCCACTGTTCGCGTTTGACAATTCTACGGTGACAGCAGTAAGTGGCGCCCACGTGGTTGCACGGTATGAGGCGTCCGTAATTGCGCGTCACCAGGTGGTTGTTGAAATCTCGGGTGATGTGGATGTGACCGCCCATGATGAGGTGGTTGTCTACAGTGACGGCGGTGAGGTGTACGCGCACGATCATGTGACCGTGTACGCAAAGTATGACACGCGTGTTGAGGGTCCGGCATCGTCGGCTGTTCACATACTCACGCCGGGCGTGAGGGTTGTGGGTGACATTACGGTGATTGGCGGCGCACAGTAGCGTGCGCATGGTTTTCTCAGGGGCTTGCATGGTGAGCGTCGTGCCGGTTCGATCCCGGCCCTGAGAGCGAGCGCCCCAGCCAAACCGGGCGGGGTGTCAACGCTGACAATGGAAAGTGAGAAAAGAATGATGCAGCGTGATACGACAAGGGCCAAGACGGCCAAAGCAAGCGAGTACATGACGCCCGAGCAGGAGCAGGCATTCCGAGACGGGTGGGACGCGCAGGAGTATGTGGTCCGCGACGCGATGAACGCGCCTGAGTGGGCGCAGTTCGTTGATCGTGAGGGTACGGCGTATTCGGTTGAGGCCCTTGCGGAGGAATGGCTGCAGGGCGGCAAGGGTGACGACAAGCTGGGGGCGGGGGAACTAATGCTTGCCCTCTCCCCGCTACTGACGGCCCGCGCGATTACGGCGTCTATTGTGAAGCGTGTTGAGGCGGGCGAGCTGCGCGCGGTTGTGGATTCTCCTGACGATTGGCGCTGATGGACAGGTTTCCCAGGCTTGAGTGGTGAGGTAATGGCGGGTTCGAGTCCCGCCCTGGGAGCGAGGACAATCAGAGTGGTTTGTCCTGACATGAAACGAGAGTGAAACAACATGAATACTTTCCCCATGACAACCGTCGAATCGGGCGGACAGGTCAAGGAAGATGCGCGCGCCGAAATGGTGCGCCTGTGGGACGAGCGCACGCAGTTCACGCGCTCGGAGCTGGGCGACGCCCCCCTCTGGGCGCGATGGGTTGACCGTGACGGATACCTGTTCGACGTGACTGACGGATTCGACGCGTTTAACGAAATGCTCGACGCAACGCACCCGCCCATTCGGGTTGCGGGGGTGCGAATCTCTCCTCACATGGCGCTTTGGGCGCAGGCCAGCGACTACAAGCACAAGTGTTGGCGTTGGCTGTGCGACCTGGTTGCCGCAGGTGAGCTGTGTGAGGTGGTTGACGATGCGCGCGCATGACAACTGGATTCCCCCCGCCCCCTACCAGCCCTGTATCCCCATGCGTGACGGCGTGTGGGCCGACGCGGCGGACTGGATGATTGGCCCTGACCCGGATGCTCCGGGGCGTTGGACGCGGCTTGAGGGCGTGCCGGTGACGCGTGAGGGCTTCAAGACAGCCGCCCGCCGCGTGTTGGCGTTGGCGGTGTGCGACGGCGGCCTGTGGGGCCTCGCCGCGTGACCAAGACAAACGGAAGGAGCGTAATGACAAAGCTGGATGGCGGCGCTGAGCATATCACAGCGTTGCGCGACTTTTGCGAGTTTCTTTGGGAATTTTCCGACATGATTCAAGCCCGCGCAGACATTGTGGGCTTGAGTGGATTCCCTGAGATGTGCAAGGGCTTAGGCGATTCGCCCGACGCTGACCGCGCTTGCGAGGCGTATGGCGACCTGCAAATAGCGCTGACTGACTGCGCCCTCATGGTGGACGACCTGACCGACCATCTTGAGCTGGTGAACGACCCTGTCGTGCGCAATTGGCAGGGGCGGCGGGACATGCTGAGCGCAGAATTGCCCTCGCGTGCATGACAGAACGATCAACAAGGATAGATGGGGTGAACATGCTTAGCAATGGACAGATGAAAGACCTGCGAGGCGCTATTTCGGTTGTCAGGCTTTGCAGAAAATGGTGCGACCATCACCTGCAATGGGCGGGCGTGCGCGACCGGCACGACGCGGACGGCGACCGGCTGGGAGACTCGCCCGAGGCGAGCATGGTACGCGTGCATGCGCGCGCCGCCCTCGGGGCGCTGGAACATCTCGCATCCTCGCTTGAAAACCTGGCGACCAAGCTCGACCCCGGCACGGACGAGGAGTGAGCGGGATGGAATACGAAAACTGGCTCACAAGCCTTGCCCACACGTCCCGCGTCATGCACGCAGTCCTCAGTGATGCGCGGAACCGCGTGGAGCAGCGCATGGAGGGAAGCGAGGTGACGGTTGAGGGCGAGGCCCGACTCGTCGCCAAGCTGAACGAGGCCATTAGCAGCCTCAGTTCCGTTTTCATCTGCGCCGACATTGCGGCGGATGAACACTGGCGTCTAGCACTGGCGGACGAGGACTAGGGAGGGGCGCGTGGGGCACACGATGACACCCCGCGGGGAAATGGCAGTGGCCGCGCCCCGCATGGGCGACTGGCTCACAAAGTCGGTCAGAGAGTCGGGCGTTGGGGCGGTTGACGATCCTGATGCGCGCATCCTGGCCGCTCGAATCAATGACATTGCGAGCATGCTGACTGTGGTGTCGGCGTGCGCGTACAGGCTCGACGAACAAGCGGCCTGACAACGTACAAGACTGAAAGACGGTGTGAACAATGGTTTGGTACGACGAAAGCGACGTCGCGGCGGTAGCTGTCCGCGTCATGGAGGACTGGGAGCGACACTACAACGACATGCTGAGCAGCGCAGCTAAGGCTGCAGGGTGGAGCGTCGTCTACGACGCCCCCGCCAAGCATCACAGGTGGCACACCATGCGCCTAGTGCGCACGGAGGGCAGTGAGCCGCATAGCACGTGGCAGGCGGGTGAGTACGTACTTCTGCATGCGGACAAGCCCCTGGCGTTGGCCCGTGAGATGCGCGTGTCGGGCAAGTGGGAGTTGTCGCGTGAGTGGCCCGTGCCTGTGGAGACGCGACTGGGGGCGCTCATGTGGCTGAACCGGCGCAACCCTGCGACGTCGCACGAACTGCCGGACATGACGCGCCCGAACTGGCGCGATCACCTGCGCGGCGCCCCTGACGGCGACTGGGGGCTGACGCTGGACATTCTCTGGCAAAACAAGGCATGCACACCGGAGTTTGTGCTAGTGCCTGCAGCCTGACCCATCCCGCCGCGCTGGTTTGGTGGGGTGAGCATTCTCGCCGGGGTGACGGCCAGGGGGGTTCTCTACCTCTCTCTCCCCCTCTGGTTTCCGCCCTGGCGGGTGCGCTCATCTCACCAAGCCGCGCGGCGCACAGAACATTCAATCTTGAGGCCCCTGCCCTGCCTGACGCGGGCGTGGGGGCCTTGTCGTAACCGGAAGGAAGGGCAATCCCGATGACGGGTTCCAACGGACAATTGAGCGTGCGCGCGGTCGCATGGCTCATGACGCTAGTGGCCTTGGCTGCTGGACTGTGGGTGGGCAGGGGCATTATGCCTGATAGGCCCGCATATTTCCTGTCAGAGATGCAGCAGGGGCGCGTGGTTCTCGTGGAGGGCACGCGGTGGAGGACTGACGATTGTCACAAAATTACCAAGCGGTTCCCGGTGGGGATTCTGTCTGAACCGACAGGCGCGGTTGAGGCTGTGACACCCGAGGGGGTTCACCGTGGTTGGGCGCGTTTGGAGCCGCGAGACTGCGCGGCTTAACGCCTGGTCAAGTGGCAGAAAGCACGTTTTGCCACTAAGATTTTTCATGTTGTCGGACAACCCTTACCGACAATGCCACACGAACGTCAATGAAAGCAGCATCAACATGACACAGGAGTCTTACACAGTCACCGCACATACGACCGACCCTGCCGCCGCGAATCTGATCCTCGCCACAGTGATTGACGAGGCCCGCCGCACAGGCGCACAAGTCAACATCGGCGGGAGAGTCCCCGCCCCCAACGGGCACATCGTCAACGTCAAGGCCACGCAGGGCGACCAACTAGCCGACGCCGCCGATATGTTCCTCACGTGGGCGGAAGCCGCCGAAAAACCCAAGCTCATGCACACGCCCGCAGACGTCGCAGCCATGCTTGGAGTATCCTCCCGCACGCTCGGGGAGTGGCGATTCACTGGCGACGGGCCAGAGTTTGTGAAGGTGGGGAGCGTGGTCCGCTACCCGCACGACGCGCTCACCGACTGGATGGCCGCGAACAGGCGCGCCACCGCCTAGCTCGGAAGAAACAGGGAAGCCCGCCCCGGACTGGCCTAAGCGCTTTGCGGCGAGTGTGAGAGACCGTCCAACAGTCCGCCTGGCGGGGCGACCCTGTCAGATGCGCTTGCAATTAGCCTGTCCAGTGCGGGCTTCCCCTACACAGAACGTTCAACAGAGAAAACAGACAAACCAGGGGGCGTGTCAGTGCCTTGTTGTAACAGGGTTGAGTGTAGCACTCTGCGCAGCTCATGCGCAATACCTCAAACGTTGAAACAAGGACGGAGCGCCCCAAACAGTCCCAGAAATGAAAGGAAAAACACGAACATGGGAACTGCATCACTCACCCGCGAACAGCTCAACGAGGCCATCGAACAGATCGCAAACAAGATCATGGAAGCCCTCGGAGCTAACGTCACGGACGAGGAAACGACGAGCGAGCCGGAACTGACCGGCACCCGCTTCAAGGCGACCAACCTTAACGGCGATATGGTGGAGCTGGACGCCGAGGGCATGGGCGTCGGCGCGCTGGTGGCAGACGGGGCATTCGAGTACTTCCGCTGCCTCCCAGATGACACGATTGGCCCGTGGGTCAGGTACAGCGGACAGTCATACAGTCACGAGGAGTTCGCGGCGGAGATGCGCGACCCCAGCGCACGGCCCCGCATCGTCCACGAGGGCTGACCGGAGGACACAATGACACAGCCAATCACCCACGACGAGGCCGTGGACTTCATCAACCGACTATTCGCCCAACGGGGCACGCCCGCAACACCGCCGAACGCGGTTCGTATCAACTGCGCGGGCATCGTTGTGCATGTGGACCTGTCCGCCCTCCCGCCCGGCACACTCATTGACAGTTATGTGACGGGCGAGTTTTTCAAGGTCACGTACGACCATTGGGTAACCACACGGGGACCTAACGCACGGTACACGGACGCGAACGTCACAACCCAGGTAGACCTCGGATGGGACGCCGACCTGCAACAGACGGACTTCAACCTCATCCACATGGGCGAATAGCCCCCCACCGCGCACGGTTTCTGGCGGAACCAGCGCGCGAAACACTCACAGAAAGTTCAACTGGAAGGACAACAAACACATGGCATGGATGCTACTCGGAATCGGCGTCGCAATCTTCATCGCAGGACTGACGACCGGCCTGATCCTCAAGGAAATCGTTGAATGGCGCGACACTGAGGGCGTGCTCTGGGTCGGTAACCTGTTCAACATCGTCTGCCTGGCGCTCATCGGGTACCCCGGCGCATGGCTCACATTCACCCACATCACGGGGGTGGGACTGTGATCGAACGCGTCACCGCAAACAACATCATCCTCCTGGCAAACAAGCACGGCGGGGACGTCGTCAACCAGGTCACCCCCGGAGGCGTCGTGCCCCGAATCGTGTTCGGACGCCGCGACAACACGGTCAACATTGGAGACCTCATCGGGAACACGGACCAGGGTGGCGTCATCGTCCACCGCGAGGGCACCCACGAATGGGAGGTGGTCGCGTGAGCATCCAGCAGAACGCCAGCCTCGGGGCGGCGCTTGAAGCCATCATGGAAGGCGAGCACACATTCATCGTCAACAACAAACAGATGGGCACCACAATGGTCCGCGACGTCATGAATGACACGTGGGAAATCAAGTGCAAGCACCCGGAAACCCTCGCCCTCCTGGACGAGGCTATCGCCAACGGCAAGCCCGTTGAGCGCTTGCGCGAGCACACGGTGGGCATCGTGAAGGCTGGGGTTTACAAGGTGGGGGCGGATGCCCTGTCTGAAATCCTCGCAGAGGCCCGTACGGGCGCTACCAGCGGCCAGTCCGACTGATTACACGCATAGCCCTTGTTTGGGCGCTAGGGGCGCGCCTAGGGGCCTTAACGGGCTTGTCCTGGGCGTGCCCCCTTACTCATCATCGTTTAGGAGAAAATGAAATGGCTGACGACAACTACATGCGCGCGATTGGGGACGTTCAGCGCCTCCTCACAGAACTGCTCAACGACCCTGGCCACGGCAAGCTCACATTTGAGGGCATCAACGGCCTTAACGACCTGGTTATCACAGGCCCGAGCGGGCTGGACGGCTGCACATCCGGGGCCGTAGTCGTGATTGACGGCAACGAATGGATGGCCCTCAGCATCCGCCCCATCAGGCCGCAGCGGTGGCAGTGTTTTATGGGCGGGATGCAAGCAACAAGCGAGGAGCTGTATCTCCTCGCCCTCAAAAACGCGGACGACCTGCACTACGCCCACACGGGCGACTGTTCGTGCGCGGACCTCTAAAGGAAGGACGGGTACTCATGGCAAGCATTGAAACATACCGTACGCGCATTGACGCGCTCAAAGCCAGCGTCGAAACCCTCAAGGAAGGCGATAAGACGCTCACCATTCAAAACCTGCCCGGAAGGGCCAAACTTGTAGTGAACAACAAGTCGGACCTGCTTCTCCCGTTCGGGACCGTCATCGCCGGGGACGGGGAGCACGTCTATCTGCGCGCCCCACGCGGAAGAATCTACTGGTCGTCGGCCCACACCAGCCTCGGCGAACCAGACGGCTACAGCCTCGAACAGTTCTACGACCTCCTGCGCGGGAATGCAGCGGAGGGTGAACAATTCCGCATCGTCCACCAGCCCGACGCGTAACGGAGGCCCGCGCAAATGGAGATCACGAAAGAAACCCTGATCGAACACATCGAAAACCTGTTCGACAACATTGAAGCGGGCGAGCCAGGGAAAACCGTGGTTGAGCTTACTGCCCTCGGCGCGGAAGTGAAACTCGACCTGTCATTCCTGTTCTACGGCGCAATCATCCTCCTAGACGGCACGACCTGGTTTAAGGAAGATAGCAACACGTGGACGGCTGGCGACGGAGGTAGCCTCTCTCAGCTAGAACTCGCTCAATCCATCCGCGCTTCCGCGCCCGAAGATACGGTGTTCCTCTACAACGGAGACGCATACAGGTGACCGAATCAATCCAGCTCGACACCCACTACGACTGCACAGCTAGTCACCGCATCACGGAATTGAAAGGCCCTGACCATCTTGCCAGTCTCATGCCCGGCACGATCATCCTCATGAACGGCTGGGAATACATGCGTCTCGCGGGCTGCTGGCCCAGTTGGGTGCACATCGATGGCAAGAGATTAACCCACAAGGAAATGTGGAACCTGATCGTCGCCCGCAAACAGGGCGGGTGGCCCATTAGCCTCATCCACGTCGGCGCAGCATAAACACGGGAGACAACATGATCCGCATAACACCATACCAGGAACGAGACCCACAACCCCCATACGAGGCGATCTGCGACCCGCTTGAACTCGGCGCACTGCCAATCGGCACCGTCATCCTCATGAACGTGTGGGAATACATGCGCGTTGAGACAGGATGGGCGCACGTGGACGGGCGGGTCCTCACAACCGACCAGTTCTGGCACTACCTCACCTACTGGCAGGAGGAAGGACTACCCGTCCACATCCTGCACGTAGGAATCAAGTAAACGGAGGAAAAACATGCAAACCCTAGTCGAAACCCTCAACCTCTACAACAATGCGTTCGACGCGCTATGCGAGGCACACAGCCTGGTCGAACAACTCGAAAAGGAAACCGGGCGCATCCTTGACAACAACGAGGAGCCAATCACGGCGCACGTAGTTGGAAGGACGCCTCGCACGTTCACGACCCCCACCAGCCTTGACCGACTAAGCCTCGGGACCATAATCAGCGTGGGAGGCGTTGAATACATGCGGACAGGCTATTCGGGCAGCCCTTGGATCGACTGTCTCGGACACGAACACTCGCACCGCGAGATGTTCCGCCGCATGCTTGAACATGTGGGCGAGTGCGACATCATCCATGTGGGCAACTGAACGGAGAGGAAACATGACAGAAACCAGCATGCACATCGCTGAGGCCATCAAGCAGTGCGACGAGGTCAAGGCCCGGCTGGAAACCCTACAGGACATGCTCAAGCCCAAGCCTGTCCTGCGCCTTGAGTCCATCACCCACCCCGGCACGTATTGGGAGCTGCAGGCGGCGCGTGAGCTGATTGACTGCGCGCCCGGCACAGTCATTGTCACGCCGAGCGCCCGCTTCTTCCGAACTTGCAATCCGGGAAACCCTTGGATTAGTAGAATTGGCACCTGGTCGTCGTCTACAGTCCTGTGGGAGACTCTCACTCGCGCAGTCGATCAGGGTGTAACACTCAAGTACTTTGCAGCCAACTAGACCACGCCAACATGCGGCCCCCTCACAAGGGAGACCAACACTCAACCCGCCCCACACGGGGGTGGTGAGAGTAACGGTTCTCTCCTGTGAGGGGGCCGCTTTTTGCTACCCACAAAACAGGCAACACATGCTACAATGCGGCCAACACTCACCTCACGCAGGAAGGCCCCTCAAGCATGGCACGCCGCGCACTCCAACCAGGCGAACTAGGCAACATCACCACCACCCGAGTATCCAAACAAGGCAAAGCATGGGTCGTTAACCCGGACGGTACCCACTGGAGGGCAAGCGTCCTCGTAGGCCGACGCGGCAATACCCCCAAACGCATCCGCACCATCGCAACCAGCAAACGCCAAGCCATCCGACAATGCGAACAACAAGCCAAACAGTACATTGACGACGCCAAACACGCGTCAGGCGTCATCACCCCACAAAGCACCCCAACGGAAGTCTGGGACGCATACGTTCACTCCCAGCGCCACCAACGCCTCACAGACGGCTCCCAGCGCGCATACGAAAGCGCCGTAGCACACAGCAAAACCCTCTCGCCCGAATGGTGGAAACTCCCCATCAGTGAAGCCATCACCACTAGCGCCCTCACGCAACTGTACGACGTATACGCCCTCAAGCACGGGGAAGTTCGTGCCAGAACGGCGCTCAAGGCAGGCTTAGGGGTCGCTTTTAAGCTCGCAGCCGACTCGATCAGCCTCACCCCACTCACGGTCGTCAAGCCTCCCACCACAGAGCCAATCAGCGCCGTTAAAGCGCGCCTCGACCCTGACCGAATCCTCTCCCCAAACGACCTCGCAACCCTGGTCAACCAACTCGAAACCCATCCAGCCCCACGCCCCGTCGTCCAGTCATGCATTGACGCGCTCATCCTAGAATCCCACATTGGCGTGCGCGGTGGAGAACTATTCGCCCTCACATGGAACGACATCGACCTGCAAACAGGAACGCTCCTCAGCATCGCCTCCAAGAAAACGCGCCGCACCTACCCGCCCAAGCCGCTCCCCCAATGGCAGGTGGACCGATTGCGACGCAGACGCGAACAAGTCTCGGGAGACCGGCTATTCCCCCACACAAAGCCGCACATGTACGTTGAGTGTAGGAAAGTCCTGACCGGCCTCGGATACGCGGACCTGTCAATTCACACGCTACGGAAAACCGTAGGCTCCATCATCTTTGACACTTACGGAGCAAGGGCCGCGTCCGCCTGGCTTGCGCACGCGAACGTGCAAACCACCATCGCCTACTACGTGAAGCTCGACGGCGCAATCCCCGAAACAGTCATCAATATCGTGCCGCACGCAACTGAAGATAAAACTGGCAATAAGTAGGCAATAGGCGCAGGGCGAGGCTTCCAATATTCGCACAATATCAACCTAAATGAGAGGTGGGAGCGCAAAACTACCCGTTCTAGTCGCACTGTTTTCCTTGCGCTACCTGCCCTCCCTGCTCACCCCCTGCTTCCCGCACGATGGCAACAAAAAATCCCCCCCGCCCCACAACCGCCGTAAGGCAGCTGGGAGCGGGGGGAAGCATGTGAACGCAGAATTAACTGGCACCATTGGAGGCAACGGGGCCTAATCCTTGCACTCCATTCGAGTTGCGTAAACCCGAGAATGTGCTAGGAGGCCAAGCGATGTTAGCGCCTGCAATTTACAGGCCCCCAGCTCGCCACGCAGGCGACGCAAGCATGCGACCGTGTTGTCAAGCGAGTCGCGGCCGCACACGCGAGCCGACACGACAAGCAGTAGGTCAGCCGCCGCAATCGCCTCCCTGCACTCCTCAAGCTCGGCACGCAGGCCGCGCTCAATCACATTGAGACGATCATGCACCGGGTCGCTCATAGGGTCACCTCCAAAGGATCATCGTCTAGCCCGTCGTTGAGTGGGCGTCCGTTTAGGAACTCGCACATCTTCCTCACACCACGAAACTCCCTACGACGCACCGTCATCAACGGCACGCCAAGCGCGGAGGCCACTTCCTCCTGTGTCGCCATGAGGATTAGCCGGTTGCCGATTACGTTTCGCTCATCCTGGGATAGGTGCCAGTAGGCGCGCTGAGCGTCCGCGCACATAGCCATCAAGTCCCCGCCCTCGGACGGGTCGCGCTTAGCCCTTGGCATGCCAGCCTCAATGTGCGTCTCGGACAGGCTCACGCCCCACCCGCGCTGCTTATCGAACGCGAGGGGGAGGAGCTTCACCATCATTCCGGGGTCGTACCTCACGCGTCCCCCTTCTCGAACTCATCGGGGAGCGCGTTGAAGTCCCAGGGCACCTCGTGTTCGTGGTGCTTGTAATCCGGGTAGTCCCGGAACAGCAGCTCGCTCAGGCAGTTCACCAGGCCAGCCTCGCCTGCCACGTTCCACTTGTCCGCAACGTACTGAGCACGGTCGAACGCCTTCAAGTACAGCCAGCCCATAACCTCCTCACGAGGCACCCGAGAACGACGGCAGAACCAGTCCATGCCCTTTCGGAACGCCCGCCACAGCATAGGAGCCTGGCCGGGCACATCATCCGAAATAGCGTCCAGCTCGGGCGGCTCCACCGCAAGCAGTTCCCGCACGCGGTCAGCCGTCATCGGCCCCTCGACGTTCAGCGAGGGATCAAACCAGTCACGCATGCCGCACCCCCTTCCACGAGGAGACTGTTCACATCTTCACCACGGGGCACTGTCACCCTGACGGCCTGCTGCAGGCTATCCGTCACAGCCTCGGCCAGACGGTCGCCCGCCTCATCCCCGTCAGCCCACACGTACACTTGCTCACACCCGGCGAATGCGAGTCCCATCCAGGGCTTCCAGTAGGATGCTCCCGGCATGCCGCACGCGGCCAGGCCGCACTCGACCAGGCTCAGCGTGTCCAGCTCGCCCTCAGCGATGTGGGCAACCCTCGCCCCCTTCACGCCATTCAGGTTGTAGATATTGAACCGCTCACCAGAACGGCTTGTGTATTTCGGTTCCCCGCCATCCAGGCGGCGGAACCGGATGCCCGTCGTCACCCCGTCCATATTCATGTGGGGGATAACCAGGCACCCCTGGTACTGCTCATCGCCCGGATACGGGTCACCAACGTAGCCGAGTCGCGCGGCTTCGCATGTTGCGACGCTGAGACCCCGCGCCTGCAGGTATGTTCTGGCCCCATCGGCCTGCTGCTGGTAGTGGGCGGCCCTCGCCGCCAGTTCCGCCACCGTCAAGTCCGACAGTGGCTGCATAACGTTTGGCATCTTTGAAAGACCCTCCTGTTTCCTCCATGATCCAAGAAAGCCAGTCCCCGCCTCGCCCGCAGCCGAAACAGTGCCACAGGCCCTTGCCCCAGTCGATGCTGAGAGAGGCGTTGACGTCCCCATGAAAGGGGCACACGATCTTCCTTGAACCGTGGGGGGCGTCCACGTTGAAGTGGTCCAGCGTGGCCTTCAGGCGACCGCCATCACCTGTCCGCGTGTTCCATTCACCCATGTGGACACCCCCGTTATTGTGTGTTGATCTGGTTCTGTGTGGCGCCCCTTAGAGGCGCTTCATGAGGCGCGCGAAATCCTCCAACGTGAGGACCGCATACGCCTGGCCGGTGGGCTTCTGCCTGGCCTTCACGATTGCCACGCCGAACGTGTCGGCTTGTGGGATGCCCCGGTTGTGGGCGTACAGTGCGGACTCATCCGCCGCCTCACGCAAGAACTGTGGGAGGCTCACCTGCCCCCGGTTCTTGGCTTCTAGCACGATGCGGGCGTCCGTGTTTGGCGTACGCACGACCAGGTCACCCTCGTCCACTGTGCCTAACTGTCGCAGAGGTTCGACGTCAAGCTGGTGTTCCCGCAGGAACTTGCGGACGTCGGTTTCCCACGCCGTACCCTTGGCCTTGTTTCGGTTTGTCATCGCTTATCCCACTTCCACTCATCCCACAGGCCGCGCCCCATCCAGCCGACGACCAGGCCGATAATCGCGTACTCTGCGAGGAGGATCATCATTGACACTGGCATCAGTTACAGTCCCCCCTCATGCACGCAGAGCAGCCGAGGCACCTCGCCTCATGGTCATCCCCGCTACCCGCATACGCGCCGTTGGTAAGCTCCTGCACGTCGCGGTCGATCATGCCGACCGTGCGAGACAGCTCGCGCGCCCCCGTCCGCATATCCTTGATCTGCTTTTCTGCGACGGTCAGGCGTAGCCCGTGGTCCAAGTCGGACGCCTCAATCCGTATCCACGCCTTACGCAAGTCGCGCAGTTGCGCCTGTACTTGCAGGAGAACAAGCGCCGTTGCGGCGTTGCACGCCAGTGCTACGATGAGGCTTATTGTTGTCACACTCATTTTCATTCCTTCCAGTTAAAACCAGCCGCGTTTCTGACAGAATCTTTCCGTAGCCGCCTCTAGGCGATCAAGCAGGCTGTCATACCAGGCCCCGAACACCTCAAAGAAAACAAACAGAAAGGGCAGTCCAGCGATGAGCGCGAAACTCGCGAGAATCGCCAGAATTACTACCAGCCAAACAGGCATCACAGACTCACACTCCTTCCATCGCGCTACCCGCGCTTCCCGAACCAGGTCCGCGACGGGTCACACGCCAAGCCGACATACCGTGAAGCAGACGGGTCACAAAACCCATCACGCTGCTTCACGCACGCGACATAAAACTCCTTGTTAATAGGGTCCAGGGCCACCGTCAGAGTCAACTCAGGCTTCTCTGACAGGCCGTTCTTGATCTGGTCCCTCGATGGGGGCTTCCAGGGATTCGACTTCGCATCCAGCGTCTTATCCGACGCATGGTGCAAAACGATCACCGTCGCCCCCGTAGTGCGCGCAAACGCGATCACGTCCTGCATGACTCCCATCTGCGCTTCATAGTCCGACTCGCACCCGGCAAAGTCCATCAGGTTATCGAACACCACGACCTTGGGGAACATGTTGTGGAGCATCACGTAAGCGTTAAGCTCATCCTCCACCTGCTCCCACGTAATCGGGGAACCAAACGACAGTTCAATAGGCAGGCTCGCTGCTGCTTGTTCGATCTGCGCTCGCCCGTTCGTTGTGCCCATCATGGCTTCGACTTCCTTAGACGACATGCCAGTGGCGATACTTGCCAGTCTCACGCCCGCCGTAAACGGGGCCATGTCCGCCGAAAAATACAGGGTGGGTAGCCCCATACTGGCAACCCAATACAGGGCAAACCCCGACTTCTGCGACCCTGACCGGCCAGCAACCATCACCACCTGCCCCCGCCTCGGGGTCACGCCCGCGTCATACAATTCCTTGAAAGCGGGGACATGGGGGAGAGGCTGCTGGCCGGAAACGCCCTTACGGAGGGACTGGAATACATTCAGTCCCACTGGCTAGGTCAGGCCCCGAAATCCGGCATCAGCGGCTCATCGTTGAACGAGGGCGCGTCCGGAGTGGCGCTCATCTTCGCGCACAGGGCATCTGCAAAGTCATTGACCGGCTTCCACGCGGGTTCCCCCTCGCCCAGGTCCACGGTCGTCCAGAACGACTTACCGTTCTGCGATTCCTTCACGATACGGAACGGGCCAACCAGGTTACCAATCTGACCGTTGAGAGCGCGGGCAATGCCCTTGTTCGCGCCCCAAATCACGCCCAGCATTTCCTCGGGCGTACCATTCTCCACGTCGGACTGAGTGTGGAACACCCACGCGTCCATCTCAACCTCGTGGCGAGTACCCGCCATGCCATTAAAGTTCGTGGGGACGTCGAAACTCACCTTGTGAGGGACGACGAGGATGGCGCGGGCATTCTCCACATCCTTGGTACGGAAGTAGGACGAGGTATTCGGCATCTTGACGACACGCTGCATAATGTGTTCTCCTAGTGTTCTCACCCCGCATTTCGGGGTGCTCATGTTTTCTTGTTCTTGTTCTGTGCAACCCCCAGACAGGGGCGCAAATCAGCGCAACTAACCGTGTTAGAAACGCGCCTAACGGCCTCGCAGACTAGCCGCGAGGATTCATGCGAGCCTTCAGCTGGACGCGCCGCCACGCGTCCGCCTCGACCATCACCTCACTACCATCCGGCAATGCCATAGCAAGGTCATACAATCCCTCCACACTCAGAGGAAACTCCACCGGAAGCGCAACCCAGTGCTCAGTCAGCTCATCGTAAGCCACCGCCGTCACGCCCCCTTCTTCTTCGACGCAGCCGCGAGCTCGCGCCCCTTGGCCTTCCACGCCTCCACCAGGACCGGCTGGTTATTCATCGCCGTACCGTAGCGACGCCACAACTCCTGCAACGTCGGCACATCCTGCGCGTCAGCAACCAGGTTGTAAATGTTCTTCTCGTTATCCGAGAGGCCATCCAGCGGGTCCGCTGTGGGGGCCTTCGGACGATCCGCGTCCCCCTCATGCAGACCCAGGTCCACGGGCACGTCGTCCACGATCACGCGAGCCGCGAGCTGGTCAACCACGTTCCACTTGCCATTCAGGGCCTTCGCCAGAGACAGGACCGCGTCAGACATGGGCACCTTCTCGTGATCCCAGTTCTGCCAGCCAAACGCGTCCTCAAGGGCACGCTCAACCGACGCCACGCTCCCTCGGAAAACCATCCACGGAGCGTCATACCCGCCCCCAGCCTTCATCGTCACCGTCACCTCGGCAGGCGTATCCACGGCCAGGGCCGTCGCACGACCCACATCATCCCGCCACGGGGACATCTCCGGGACAGTCATCACGCCACCTCCAAAAACTCGACAGGGCCAGTAATCGGCGGAACCTCGCCGCTACGTTCCCCGCCAACCGCAGAGCAGTACTCTCGGACGGGGCACGCCTTACACATCATGCCCGGCGACGCAGGGAAAATCCCCGCCTCCAAACCGCGCCCCACGTTATTCAGCCACGTCTCAACGTAAGCGTCGTTCCGCGTTGTCATCGTGACCCATTCCAGGACGTCGCCATCCATGCCCATCCAGTACGCGGCCTTCGCCACCGGCACGCCAGCAGCACGCAACTGCGCCGCATAAGCCTTCAACTGGGTCGTAGACTGCGGGGGGTTGCCCGTCTTGAGGTCCACCACAAGCAGCTCGCCATTCCCATCAACGAGAATCCGGTCAATGTATCCGACATACGGGTAGCCGCCCAGAGGGTGCGACACCTTCAGCTCAATGCCGGGGACCATCTTCCCATCCGCCGCGTCGAACAAGGCGATCTTGTAGTTGTTCGCCTTACGCCAGTCCAGCCAATTCTGAACCATGATCGGCCCGTAATGCCTGGCCCACTCCTCGTCCTTCTTGTTCGGGCCACCGCCCTTACCAAGACCAGTCTTGAGAACACGACCGGATGCGTTGATCGTCGTGCCAGCTTCCAGTCGGCGGGCCTTCTCCCGGTCGAACGCGAACGTGAACGCCTTCGCCACATCCTCGTCCAGCAGCGGCGCATGCTTATCCGTAGCGAGGCCAACCTCATCAAGGTCACGCGCCTCAGTCACCTCATGCACCGCCGTACCCATCAACGTCACCCAGTACGTTGCCTTATCCAGACCGTACACGCGGGACAGTCGCCAACGCTCAGCACAATCACTGTACTGCGCTGCGCTGGAATACGACAGCCTGCGAATGGTCCGCTTCTCGTCCATGCGAGCCTTCTCCCTTCTGTGGAAAGTGTGTGAGTGTTCGCCTGTGTTGGTCGAACAAACGCAAGCGTAACGCAAGCCCGACACCTAGCGCAACTCGAAACACAAAAAACGGGGGCCATGACTTACGTCACGACCCCCGCAATGGAAGCTCAAACCAGCATCTACAAGCCGAAATACGCGCCCACAGCCGCCGCACTCACGCGAGAAAAATCCGCCACAGGATTACCCTCATCATCCAGGAACGGGTCACGAATCCACCACTTATCCACGCCCTCACGGCGAGGGACAAGCACCATCGCATCCGTGTCCTGGTCGTAATCAACCACCAGGTCCGTACCAAGCGCGCGACGTAGCTGCGCCGCACGCTGACGCCCATCATCAGCCACCGGCACCCCCTGCTCAATAGCAGCCAAAGCGCGCAGTCCTGCGCGGTAATGCGAGTTGCGCGGTTCCTTCGCGCGCATCACCCACGGCGTAGCAAGCGGAAAGCGCTCGCCCACGCGACGACCCCCAGAACGCTTAACGAACCGGCTCCACATGGTAATGGAAGTCTCCACCCCATACTTCTCCCGGTACAGGTCCACCATCTGAGGGTAAGTCCACCCCTCGTCAAGCAGTAGGCGACGAGCCTCATCCTCGTCCACGATCTTGGTTGGCCGCGACATCTTGCATTACTCCCTGAAAAATTGTTGGTAACAACTGTCGCATGCCAAACATTACCATATCGCAAGCCTAACGCAACACCCCACCCCCACATGACCCTTGTCACACGATAAGCAGAACATAAAGAAAACGGCGGGAGCGCAACCCAAACAGGCTACGCCCCCGCCAACCTACCGCGCGTTAAGCCACGCGGCGAGACAACACACGCCGCACAGCACGCGCCCCACGGAACACGCCACCACACGAGGAGCAACGGAAACACTCAAACACGCTCACAGCAGTAACCGCCTCACCGCACTCCTCGTACTCAGTGCCGCCACACGACGGGCACGACAATCCCTCACCCTGGGTCCACACACCCAAATGCACAGCCGACGACAACCACGGACGCAACCTGTCGAACAACGCCTCAGTCAACTCGACGTCGCCACGGTTATACGTCTCCATCCGCATCCACGCATCACGATCACCTTCCATACAAGCGACCCATAGCGCATGCCCCTCGTGCGCAACCTTATGCCCCAAGCCAAGACGAGACGCCACGTAATCCAGCTTGTTCGACGGGAACTTAAACTCCCGGCGCACCACCGGCAACAGGTCAACATTCCTGTACGGGCGAGGCTTACCCAGCCCAGCCAGCACAAACTCACGGTGCAGATGCTTCACGTCATACTTCACGCCGTTGAACGACACCAGGACGTCACACTCATCAAGCAGCCGCCACGCCGCCTCAACCATCGCCTCATGCCCGTCCTTCTCGTCGGACCAGAACATCGTCTGCGACTCGCCGTACCACTTCGCGGCGAAACAAATCATCCGACCATCTTCAACAATCTGAGGCAACCCCACGTTCTGATCCCACAAACCCCACACGTGAGCAACCGTCGGACTGCACTCAATATCCAACGTCAAAATGCGAGCACCATTACCCGCGTCAACCTTCGCGCCCGACGCTGCAACCGGCGCATTCACGCGCTCATGCACATTCTTAAGCGACCCCATAACAACAACACTCCCCCCTGCGATGCGCCGACAAACTCGACCGAGCTACCTCAAAACCAGCCGCACGCAACGTCCGACGCAAACCAGCCGACGACTCGCTAGGGTCATCCAACGCCCCAGAAAGCCACTCAGCATCCTCAGAATCCAGCGAACGAATAAACGCGCCCACCTTGCACAAACGCCGCTCCACGGGCCGCACAGACCCCCCTGCAGCCCCGTGTAGCTCACTCAACCTTGCCGCCACAACACATCACACTCCAAAAAACAAACACCACACACAAGCGGGGGCGCAACCAGGAAACCCCCAGCCACGCCCCCAGCGGGAGAACTAAAACTCATCCTCCAACGCGTGCGGAACCTCAGGCACAGGAGGAGCCTCCACCCCATCAGGAAGTAGCTCCACCAACATGTGACCCCAACGCCACACTTTGTGTGCCCAATCCAACGTCGCACGCAACCGGCGACCCAACGTGTCGCGCTCCACCTCAAGCGACGCGACACGCTGCGACAGACCGTCAACCTCATGCTCAAGCCTGTCCACGAGAACCTTCAAGGCATCAAGATTGTGATCCGCGCGCTTCGTCACCAACGTCACCAGAACGCCGCCAAGACCACCAAGCGCCGCCCACAACGCAGGCTGCGCCAACAACTCGATAACCATCAGCCCTCCCCAGCATCAACCTCCGGGCCATGCGCCGCCAACCACGGCAACCACACTCGCAGGAACGCCTCAACCTCAGGCATCGCCATCACCCTAGTCACCGTCGCGCACACGCCCAACACCACTGCAGCCCAACCAGACGCCTCAGCCGCCGACACGCCAGCCTGCGCAAACACCAACGGCAACAACGCCGCCAACGCAACCGCAACCTGAAACACCGTGCGAGCAACCGCACGCCACGGAAACACCGTCTGCGAGGACAAACCATTCATCACGCTACCTCCTTCACAACCTGCAAGACACCCTGCGCGTCCTGCTCCAACACAACGCGCCCGACAACCAGACGCCCCTGATCATCGAACACGCTACAAGCACCATCAAGGCGAGTGCGAACAACACCCGTACACATCACGCCCTGATCGTCCATAAAGTAATGGCGACCGCCATCAGACAGCCACCCAGTACGCATCACGCCGTTAGGCTCAAGGAAGTACCACTTGTCCTTCACCTGCTGCCAGCCGGTACGCATCTTGCCGTCATCGCCAAGATAGAACCAGTTCTCCCCATCCTTGACCCAGCCAGTCTCCATCACACCAAACTTCGTGTCATGCGTGGGATGCAAGTAATACCAGGTACCGTCCTCGATCACCCAACCGGACTTGAGCCAGCCCTTCTCATCCGCAAGGAACCACTGGCCATTGACCTGGAACCAGCCCGTCTCCCACGAGCCATCATCCTTGCGATACCACCAGCCATTACCTTCCTTCACCCAGCCAGGGCCTTCCGCCTCACCCAAATGGTCGTACCAATACTGGGCGCGAGACATGTACGCGTCGGCCAGCTCATCGCGCAAAGCCGCAGGACAAGCCGTGCTAAAGAAATCGCTATGCGGGAACACGTTCACACGCCACGCCGGACGCCCCAGCCCATACGCCGCACAAATAGCAGCCGTCAAATGCGCGCCAGACTCAACCGTCTCATCCGAAATAGCCCAACCCGTAGACGGGCCACCAATATTCGCATGCTCAATGCCGATAGCCTGGCAATTAGCAGCCCAATTACCCGCATGATAAGCCGTATCCGAATCATGCACATACTGACACACAGACCCATCCGCATCCACATTATAATGCGCCGACGTCCCATTAGAAACAAACGCGCCATACACGCCCTGGTGACTCATGCGCACACCCGCATTATGATGCAACACCACATACTTCAACGCATAACCACCGCGCCCCTGCGTGAAATTGCTCGACCAAATATCGTAATCCGCACTCAAATTAACGTAATCCACAACAACCCCCCAAAAAGTCAGTCAATAACCTGCCACAACGCCGTGGCCTGATCCGGCGCAAGCTCCACCGTCGAATCATGCTCCTGCAAACAACGCCACACGCGCCCCACATGCTGACACTGATCCCCCTCACCAATGTGCATGCCAGCAGCCCACGGCTTATGCTCGCCAACAAAAACCTTGCCGTCAGAATCACACTTCATCCAGCCGCGCCAAAAATCCTTCGGCCCCTGCGCAAACGGCGACAACCACTGGCCCGACACATTCTTCCACGCATCACCATCAACCAGAACGCGCTCACCAGGACCAACCGTCGCAGACAAATCCAACTTCGACACATCCTTCGCAGGCTCATCCTTCACCGCCTCAGCGAAATCCTGCGCCGCCTTCACCGCCGCCTCACGCGACGCCTTCAACGCGTCACGGCGAGCAAACTCCACCATCACATCCTGATACAAACCATTCAGCTCGCCATCCGACAAACCCTGCAACGTCACATCAGACAAAATAGCCACACGCACTCACCCCCACTCACATGCTAATTGGGAACGCAACCGTCATGAAACGGTTATACGAACCATCCTTCGTAAACGTCGCAGAACCACCCTTAGGGCCGCGACCATAAATGCCCCACTCAACCTGCGGGGCAACGTTAGCGTCAATGATCCCAAAATTGAACAACGCATTAGACTGCTGATCCGCGCCACCCGAATTGAAAGCCGACCTAACCGTCCCCGACGACTTCACCCACAAATACAAATCAACATCGCCCGTCGTATTCGCCCAGCCAGTCACAAACGACAACACCATACGACGATACGGGCGCACCGGAAGATTAGCCGAATAATACTTGTAGAACTGTCCCGACCCAACATCATACGACGCGCCAGACGCGTTATACGTCTGCGAATCCAACTCAACCTCATTCAACGCTCGCAACAGCCAAGACCCATCCCCAGCCTTCGAGCCGTCAGCCTTATACAACTGACCCAGAATATCCAAATACGCCGGATTAGAAACAGTCGGCGCAACCCCATGAGCAGCCATCGCATCAATAGCGCCCTTAGCGTTAGCGGCCGACGTCGCAACCTGAATCACGCCAGCACTATTAAAAGCCTTCGCCAAACCTGCCAACAAAGGCTCATTGTACTCAGGCAACTTAACGCCCTTCAAACTATTCTCAGTCACACTCAACCTCCACAAGACGCCCCATCACAAGGGGCACACAAACTCCATCTCAAAGCGATAATCGCGCACAATGGACCCGTTACCATTCGACAAAATGCCCAATGAAAACTTCTCGCCAGCCTGCGCATCAACAAGGCCACTAAACATCGGCGTCGCCAACTCCCCATAAGGCGAAATCGCGTTGCCATACAAGTCGCCCCAATTCGCCTCAGTCGCATCGCCACGCAACAACTGCACCTTCACGACGGTATCCCATGTGTTCGTGTGAATGGCGGCCCACCCCGTCAACTTGTAACGGCCCGCACGAGGCGCAATCAAATACGTATTATCCACAAGACGAATACCCTTGCCGCGCGAGGACGTATCTGCACGCAACGAGACACGCAAGGTTGAACCCTTCTGGATAGACAAATACGTTTTTCCGGAAGAATACCTGTAATAGGGGGCGGCCCCCATATCCTGCCACGACATAAACAACGGGCGCTCACTCGGCACACCCGAGTATACGTGCATGCCCTCACTGCCCATCACGGTCTTAAGCTTGTACGCCCCATTCTCCAATGAATTAAACGCAATAACCGGATGCCCTGTCTCCCGAGTAGGCGTAATCTGTAAGAGATACTTACGATCCGCGCCCTCTGTCTTGACAATAAGGCGACCGCCCTCGATAGTCTTACCCACCAAAGTATCCGCGATCAGGTCGCCCGAAATCACAGCCCTCTCAGCCCGCAACTTCGACACCACGGACTCCTCAAACTTCGCAACCTTCGCAGACAATTCCTTCGACGCCACCAGCTTGTCCGCCGTGATCGACCCGCCAGCCAACAAGTTCCCCGTGATCGTCGCATCCCCAGCCACCTGCAGCGCGCGAGTCCACAAATCCGACTCGACATGAATACTCGACGTTGTTAAAGCGAACTGGACCCAATTCCGGCCATCCCACCGGAACCTGTACTCAACAAACCCGTCCACTCCGCGCTGCTCATACACAGCGCCCAACGGGGGCGTCACCCCCAGCTCGCGGAAATACGACCTCGGGTCCTTCTCCGACGACGAAAACATCAGACGCGCCCTATTCACATCAGCCTGCGCGCCCTGCAATGTCGAACGTAGTGACTGCAAATCCTGCGCCGTCCGCTCACGAGCCTCGCTCAGTTCACGGTAAGTCGCGTCAGCCTTCTCCCACGCAGCCTTCGCAGCCGCGCCAGTCTTACGCACCTCCTGCCCCTCAGCGCCCGCATACACCAGCCCATCCTGCACAACCGACGAACCAGCATCCAGCAAGCCAGACGGCGCGCCAGACGCGTCCACCTGCACGCGCACATCCGACCCCGGCTTGAACACGCCGCCACCAGACGGAACATTCACCACATTCCCAGGCTCGCCAACCTCCACGCGGATCGTCCCATTCTCGCCCGCACCAACAACCCGGCCAGGCACGCCCGACACCACCGCATCCGCAGCCTTCGGGGCATCCAACCAGAAAGACGCTTTGCCAGCCATCACACCACCTTCTCTCGCACGTCAACGCGCATCGTCTGCGCGCCACCGGAAAAGTCCATCACCAAGCCAGTCACTACACCGGCAACCACTTCATCGTCAGGTGTCCGCACTTGAATCAAGTCACCCAGGTCCAGCCGGTAATCCTGCACAATCTTGAACGACCTCACGTCACCGCCAGACGTCGCCTCACGCATCGCCCGGTCAGCCGCCGCAACAATCTCATCCTGCGACCCCGCCTGAACCTGCAACACCTTATGCACAACCCCATACAGGGAGGCCGCGCGAGGCCCCGCATTCACCTCAACCGTATGCGACAAGCCACCCGAGTGAGACTTACCGCCCTGCGCCGAATTGGACACCGCCGTCCACCTATTCGGCACCGCATGCGACGCCTTCCGCGCTTCCGACAGCAACAAGTCCTCACCCGAATACGAGGCCACCACGCCACGCCGGGTCGAATCAACCACATGCAGAGCGTCATCCGGCCCCACGTAGAACCGCAGCCCATACATTTCCGCGAGCTTCCCCAACGCCTCGACGCGTTTGTTCCCCCACGACAAGCCGCCAGGAAGAACAGGATCATCACACTCCAACACGGGAACAAGATGCGGGTAACACAAGCGCTCCACCTCGCGCTTCAACGTCGCCTTCGCGTCAGGGGATGTCGGAAACGGGAAATCATCATCCACAAGACGCTGCAGCAGCGAATACGCCGTGACCTTCACCGGCCCCGTCGTGCCAGCATCCCACGTCACCTCATGCAACAAGAACGACCCCCGGTCCACCACGAACGGGGACGCCCCCTGAGGCTCCACGTGAACCATCAGCCGCGCCACCTGACCGTACGGCGCGAACGGACTCCACTCATTTACGGGCGTCCAATCCGGGGACAACGTCAACGACAGGCGCTCCTGCGTTGTCTGCCCAGACGACAACTCCAACTGTCCAGCCTCCACCGGCACATCATCCGCCAACACGACACTCCCGCGCGTCACCTTCACGGTCGCCCACACTCGGCACGGCAACGTCAGGACGTCAACGCTCAACTCCTCGGGACTTCTCACGCCACAAACCCCACGCCCTTCATTACGTCCAGTACCGTCCAGTTCCCCCACTTGCGGCCCTGAGCGATAGCGTCACCCCACGTCGCAGACGGGATTACCGCGCCATCCAAACCCCACTCGCCCTTCGGGCCGGGGAACGGCTGCATCGTCCACTCGACATCGATCTGACGATCACCCTCGGGGGACAGTCGGTCGTAGCGCGCCGACTTCACCAGAACGCTCCTGACGCCGTCCACGCCCTTCGCGGGCTGGCCCAACGTGATCAACGTCAACCCAGGGGCCTCCAACACGTCACGCACCTGACGGACCCTCTCGGGCGTATCCACCACGAACCTTGACGACCCCGACAACTTGCCCCGCTTGAACCGGATCACGCCGTTCTCATACTCGCTCACCTGGTTCTCCCACCGCAGCAGATCACCCGTATCCTCATACAAGTCCACGAACACGCCGCGACCATCCTGAGGGGCAACCGACGCGCCACCATCCGGGCACCCGGTAGCAGTCCGCGTCAACCACACCGGCCCGTACGTGCGACCATCAGCCCCCTCAAGCGTATAGCCGACCGCCTCGCCCACAGGGGCCATCACGTAAGAGAACACCCACGGACTAAACCACGGGTCCTGCCACCTGCGCTCAATCTTGCACACGAACTTCCCGTCCGCCTTCAACACGCCACCCACGTTAACCGCGAACGTCGGCAACCCCGTCACGCGGTGAATAAACCCCTTAAACATCGGCCCCTGAACCATGCCCAAAAACACCTCCAAAAAGGCCCCCAGGAGGGCGACCGCGCCCCCACCAGACCAAGCCAGTAGGAGAGTAGCCGCCCGCCCCACAGAGGGCCGCTACGCGCCCATACGCGCATACTCGACAACGCGTCCATCAGCCACGTCACTAATGAACGTCTCAAGCTCCGTCTCATCCGACAAACGCAGACCAAACCGGGCGCCACGCAACGACTCAGGATCAACATGCACCGTCATGCGCGAATCCTGCGACACGTCAAAACGTCCGCCATCAAACACGCGCATCCGCACACCAGAACCAGCCTCAACCACGCGGCCAGCCATCGCCTCAGCCTCACGCACAGCAGCATCCGCCTCACTACGAATACCACCAGCCAAGCCCTGCGGAATGAACTCGCCGAAACGACGGAACACCTTCGACGGGCTGTTAATCTCTAGCACGCCGCGAGCCGCACCAACCGTCTCAGACGCCATCCCCACAGCCGCATCGGTCGCCCACCCGGCAGCCCGCTCAATACCCTGAGCGAAACCCTCCGGCACGCTATAACCGATCTTACGGAACACCTTCGATGGCGAGTTAATATCCAACGCCGTCTTTACGCCAGACACCACAGAATTCGCCATCGACTGCGCCGACGCAATCGCACCCTGCACCCTGCTCATGAGGCCGCTCGCAAACGACGCGCCCGCGTTCACACCCATGCTCCACAACTGGCTCGCAGCCGTACTCACGCCAGCCACAGCCTGCGACACCAAGCTCGACGCCGCCGAATACGCCCGGCCAGCCATCGACCCCAAGGCCGACGCAAAGCTGGAACCACCCGCAGAGCCAGGCTGAGCATAATTCGGTGCAGACAAGCCCGCATGAGCCTGATTGCCCACCAAAGAGCCCGCGATCTGAGCCGACATCTGAGCAGCCGAAATCGCATTCACATACGAGGTGGCATTGTTCGTGCCCGCCGACGAGAACTTCGCCGTCTTACCCTCCAACGTCAACGCCCAACCATCAGCCGTCTCACTGATCTGCACGCCCGCACCAGACAGAGCCTTAATCAACTCATCCGTCGTCGTAGCGCCAGCAGCCGCAGCCCGAACACCCGCGTCCGCACCCAACTCATCCAACGCCGCAACAACGCCCTGCTTCATCCCGTCAAACGAACCAGTCACCGCATCATGGAACGCCTGCAACGCGGGCGTAGCATTCCACGCCGCACCCTGCAGCGCCGGACCAAGCCCGTTCACCTGATCCATCAACTCCTGCAAATGCGCCTTACCCTCATCAGACGTATCCGCCAACGCGTCCTTCAACTGCTGCAAATACTGAGCACCCTGAGGCAACTGAGCCAGCTGCTCCAACACCTGCGTGCTGAAACCAGCCGACGCAAGGTCCAGCATGTTCTGAGCCACCGCCGCCTGCGCATCAACCTGCGCCTGCAAGTTCGACAACACAGTCTCAACCGACTGCACCGCCTCGCCATTAGAATCACGAGCCGCCGCAGCGACGTCGATCATCGACTGGCCGACACGCTCAATAGCCGCATGCAAACCCTCAGCCTTCTTCGCGCCAAAACCCCACTTCGCAAAGTTCTGATCCATCGCCGCACCGAAAGCCGCCGTATTCCACGCCAACCGAGCCTGATCCGCCTGCGCCTTCTGCCACAACAAATTTGTTTGCCCCATCAACAAGTTATGCAACGACTGCTTGTCTGTCGCATACCCCATTGACTTCGCATACTCCTCAAGACCTGAGCGCAAACCAGTCACGGAATCAAGCGCCGTATCCAGCGTCTTGTCCCACTCCTGATTCGACGCGCCGCCCTTAACAAGCTCCTCGCGCATCTGACGCAACGCCTCGACAGCGCCCGCAACATTACCCGAACGAGCAATCTCGCCAATGCGATCAAACGCGTCCGAGATATTCACAGCAGCACTTGTCGCATGAACGTTACCGGCACCAAACTCGCCAAGGCCAGCGGAAAACCAGTTAGCCCACCGGGGGGATTCCCGGTAATTCTTCAACGCCAGGTCAACCCCAAAGGGCGTCTTGGCGAGCTTCCCGCCCGGATCAGCCTTCGCCACAACCTGGCCCATCAGGGCCGACACCTTAGCCGATGCCCCATCAGCACCATCAGCGACCTTCGTAAACGCGTTAGCAAGATCGTTACTCAACGCGTCCGACGCCTGGTTAGACCACGAAATCAGCCCACCCAGCGCCAAGCCAGCGCCCGCAATCGCCAGGCCCCACGGGCCAGTCAAGAACGACACCACGCCAGCCGCCCCCTTGGCCACCTTACCCATCGCGCCCTGCACCTTCGACGCCACGCCACCAAACCGGCCAACCTGACCAGCAGCACCGCCAGCAGCCACAGCCGCCACCTCGCCAGCCGCCGCGCCCGTGCGAGCAGCCGCAAACTTCAACAACGCGTCCTTCGCCGCCAACGAATCAGCCCGCAGCCCAGACAACGCGCCAGACAGGGCCTTCACCAGGGACGCCGCAGACGACAAGCCACGGAAAGCAATGAACCCCGTCGCCACCGCCTCAACAGCGCCAGGAATACGAACCAGCGCGTCCAGCAGCTTCGACAACGCCTCAGCGACCGGCGTCGCAATCTTGCCCCACGTCTCGATAGCCCGACCCAACGCCGGACCACCCTTCTCCACAGCCCTCGACAACGCCGGACCCAAACGCTCAGCAGCGTGAGCCAGCGCCTCCAAAGCCGCGCCAACAACGGGAGACAGGCCCCTGCCCAGCGACCCCATAAACGACATCAGGGACCCGAGGCCCTTCGACACCTTGGGCCATGCGCCCGCAATGCGCGACAGGCCATCCGCCAGCCCGTCGAACAGGTTATTGAACCCCTTGTTGAAGTCCTTACCGCTGAACGACGTCAGTATGGCCTTCGTGAACTTACCGCCCACGCGGCCCATCGCCTGACCAACCTCAGCGGCCAGATGCGACCAGGAGGACGCGAATTCGCCCCACACGCCCCGCGTCTCATCCTTGAAGCGATCCCAGGCCCGGTCCATGCCCCAGAACACGCGCTTCAAGCCAGTCTGGAACTTGTGCCCATTCACGACCTTGTTCACAGCCTCAAGCCCGTCAGCGAAACGCTTCATCGTCGCGCCGCCCTGCTCCTCAGCCGCCTTATAGAACCCATGCAAGATGCCGCCCGCACTACCGACAGCGCGACCGAAATCCTTCAACGTGTCAATGCCCCGGTCGATAATCTCCTGCAACCGGCCCGACCGCTCAGCCTTCACCAGCCAATCCGCGTACTTGTCCGTCGCCTCGCCGAGCCACCCCAAGAAACGCTCCATCGTCTTGGACCCATGCTTGCCCAGCACGCCAAGGATCGTCATCAACGAATCAGTGTGCTCGCCCAGCTTGTCAACGCCCGCGGCTGAATGGTCAAACATCTCAGCAATATGAGGCTTAAGCACCCGGTCGAACGAGTCAATCAGCTTACCGAAATGCCCGCCCATCGCCTTCGACAACCGGGCGAACCCGGCCTCCATCTCAGGGAAGAACGAGTCCGTGATCTTCGCTATCTGATCGTCCGACACCGCGTCCCAGAACCCATGTTGAGCCGCGTCATTCATCTTGTGGAACGCGTCCTCAAGGCCGGGCACAATTTCCGTCGCAACCTTCGCCGCCTGCACCGCCGTGTACCCGATAAACCCGGCAGAAATCGCCAGAGTCGGACCCAACAACGCCGCCGCCTGCAGCACGTTAGCGACCGCGCCGCCAAGCGTAAACGTGTGCTTCAACAATTGCGTCACGCCAGAACCGGCCACCGCGAACCCGGCACCAACCGTGCCAATCAACGGCACCATCTTGTCCAGATTCTTCACCAGGTCCCACACGTTATGCGTCAAGTCCGACGCCAAACGCCAACCCGACATCGCGGCCAACGTCTCCCGCGCAATAACCATCGCCTTGTGGTCGATCACCGGGCGCAGCTTCACCCACCTGTCACGAGCCAACATCGCCAACCTGGCCGCAGCCACATACCGGGACGAGTGATCCAAGCTCAGCTTGAACTCCAACTCAGTGTCATCCCACTTGCGCTTGAAGTGCTTGAGCTTCCGCCCCACCTCGCGCAGCTCATGGTCACTCATGTTCGGCTTAATTTCGAGATGGAAAGCATCATGCTTACCGAAAGCCCGCTCACGCATCTCATGACGCAGCTTGTCCAACGCCGCATCAATGCGGCCAGACTTCACATCGACGTCGGGGTCAACTACGTACTTCCAGCCGCGAGCGAACTCGCGCTCCATGCGGGACCGCAGTCTGCGCAACGCCCCGACGTCATTCAAGTCCTCGTCAACACGCCACTTGACCCGGCCCGTGTACTCCTTCGAGAAAAACCCGTCCAGCACGCCGCGTACGCGCTCCTGCCACTGGTCGTCAGGCCGCAACTCAAACTCAACCGGACCCAACGCGCGGAACGCCCTACGCATCTCCTCACCGCGACGCCCATACCACATGCGGAACGCCGACTCGGTATGCCCACGCCAATACGAATCCTCGTCAGGATGGGGACCCTTAAACTTCAACCGCTTAGCCGCGTCCCGCTTCATCGCATCTAGCGCCGACGACCAATGGCGACGAATCGTATCCATGTCACCGTCGTAGACCTTCGACAGTGTGCCCGCGTGCCGCTCCGCCGCGTCATCCAAGCGATCAGCCATCGTGCCGATCTTCGCGAACTCTCGCTCATCAAAATGGACGCCCATCTGGACATCCTTCACCGCCGCCTGCGCCCGCTCAGACATCACCCTCACGCGCTCACGCAACGCGTTTTCGTCCAACTCGACGCCAACCTCAAGCGGCTGCAAACGACGCTCAATAGCGTCCAAACGCCGCGACAAGTCACCCCAGAAATCCTTAGTATCCGGCGTCACCTTCACGGCAAGACGCGCAACAACATTACCGGCCTCTGCGCCCAATCACATCAACCCCCCTCACACAAAACAGGCCCCGCGAGGAGGGCGAGACAGCAGCCCGGTCACCCCGAAACAAGGTCCACGAACATCCGCCTCACGCCCATCACGGTGCACTTCTCCGCCGCAAACGTTTGCTTCACCCCAGGACGGCCCGGCCACAACATCGGACGCCGCGACTTCCCAAAACCAGTCGCCACCGTATTCACCGAAATGTTGTCAAACACGTCCGCCATCAACGACATCTCCCGCGTCCACCCACGCAACTCAGGCATCTCCGCCAACAACGCCTGCGTCCAACAACCATCCGGCAACCCGCGCACCAGAGCAAGCAAAAAACGCGGGGACGGGGAACCACTCTCTACCGCCTCCACCAGGTCAATCCCATAGTAGAGTCGAAAATCCGCGTAAATCCCCGTCCCCGCCTTATCCAGCAAGCCTGCGACGGCTAGGCTTCCCCCACCTGCGTACGCTCAAAGTAGAGCGACACCAGCGTATCCAGCACAGCCGCATCCTCACCAATGTCATCAAGCAGCTTTTCCGCCTCGGCCTTGTCCTCCGCGACCAGCATCAGCATGTCACGGTAAAACTCCGTCACATCCGTCTGCGCCTCGCCCGCCTGGCGAGCAGCCGTCAGCTCATTGAAGCGCTCACGATCAGCCTTGCTCACTCGCATCAGGCCACGAAACACCACGCCGCGAACCTCAAGGTTCTTGTACTTGTTGTTCGCCTCGGCGCGCAGAGCATCCAGGTCAAGGTGTTCAAAATCAATCGCAGTCATTACAAACCTCCAAAAATAGTGCCACAGTGGTATGCCAGGAAAAATAAAGGGAGCGGCCCGCGTAGCCACCCTGGCACCCGCCCTACACGGGCCACCCCCTCAAGCCTCAATCAGGCCAGCGACATAACCTCGCCGATACCGAGCGTGTTGCCGTTCCTGTCCTCAAGAATCTCGAACTTAATCGGCAACGACGCCAACTCCTCAACGCTGTTCACGTCAAAGTCGCCATTAGCAACCAGGTCCGCCTTACCCGCATGGATAAAGCACACGTTACCCTCATCCTCTACGATGATCAGCAGAGCGCAATGCTCAGCAGTCGGCTTGGACTTCGCATACGTGATACCGTCCACCGTCGCAGCGTTAGCACCAAGGTAACGCTTAATCGACGCCGCATCGAACTGCTCAAGCGCAATCTCAATCGAATACGACACGTCGCCAATCGACGTGCGCAGCTTCTTCTTCTGCAACGAACCCTTCGTCGTCACGTCGCCGCCACTACGAGACGCCTTAAAAGGGTTCTCCGCCGACGTGTGACCAATGTTCGTCCAACCCGTCAGGGCGGTCGTCTTGTTCGTCTTGTACGCCGTGAGCGTAGGGGCCTTAGTGTCAACCGGCGCAGTGTAAATCTGCGCAGTCGCCACAATCAACGTCTTGTTATCATCCATCGCCATAACAACCTCACCATTCCTGCACCATCATCGGTGCAACACCACCAGTCGGGCCTGGAACACGAAACGCTCCACGCCCACCGGCAAATCCTGATACTGAACCGGGCCGGTAGAATCCGCCCAGTCCTCACGACGGCGAGGCCGCTCCATCAACTCGAAAGCCTTCACGAAAGACTCTCGGCCAGGAACCCGCCTGCCCCGCGCCGCATACTTGCGCAACAACTCGATAATCGACCAGCTAATCCGCCACGCCACATCCTCAGCGTCCAGCCCGGACGTGAACGTGTGAACCTCGAACTCCAACACGTCAACCGCGTCATCCGACCGGATAAACTGGCCTCCCGTCGTGGGCTGCACCTCCACAACCATCACGTACGGGACCGAGTTGCCCTCCTCGATACGAGACCTGCACGTCACCCCGTCAGGCAGGTCCGCCTCCAACCAGCCGGGCAGGAACGTCTCAACCGTCACATGCCTACCGTGGTTCAACTTCGACGCGTCAAACACGGCCACCAGCAGCAGCAGCCGCCAACGCCCCCACACCCTTAGCGGGGCCAATGTGGATAACCCGCTTGCCGACGATCTTCCCCGAGTCATCAAGAATCGGCTTGTACCGCGTCTCGCCGCTACGCCCGTACTCGATAGCCGCCGCCGCACCATACCCGTCCTCGTCGGACAGGACGATATAGCCGTCAACCCACGCCACGTAGGACTCGATCTTCGCGTGCCCCTGGTAGCGGTGGGCGGCGAGCTTAGCCTTAGCGACCGCCGCCCGCTTGTTCGTCTGGCCGCGAATCTCACGCCGCACCTGCGGCATATGAGACACGATCTTATTCAACCGCTGCTCAGTTACCAGCATGGTCGCCACCAGCACCACCACCAATCCCAGCCAGATTCGACGGCGGACGCGGCCTACACTCAAACTCCCAATGAGTCGTCCTGCGCGTCCCCCGCTTCAACGCGGGAGGAGCCGCCGCATCCCACTGCTTCCCGTCGAACTCGATCAACGTCCACGCGCCGACGTCCGTCAGCAGCTCCCCGTCAACCGTGCGAGGCTCAACCAGAATCAACGCAACCTCGTTCGTCAACTGGCCCTTCGCCGCGCCACGATTAGCCCTGATCTGCTTCATCGACATGTAGCACTTGTACGGGCGCTCCAAGTCCGGGACAGTCACCAGGTTCCCCCGCGCATCCCTCGCCCGCTTACGCCCATACACAACACCCGTCATCCGCCTGTGTCTGCCAACTGCCACTACAGGCCCCCCTCGCTCCACTTGAAGCGGGCACCCGGCAACCACCAGTCACACCTGCGCCAACCACGGTCAACATCCCTCGACGTCGGCGCAGCGGGAGAATGGACGAACGTGTGGACAACCGACAGGGTTGAATCCAACCCCGCCGCCTGCCTCAGCGTCCGCACCTCATCCGGCGTATAGAACACCGTGCCCGTACGCAACGCCAAGTCCGTGTACGCCTCCGTCTCATCACCGGCACGAGACTGAACAACGGACTCCGACAGGTCCATGTAACGGACACACGCGTTACGGACAATTGTCTTAACGACCGGGGGAACGGCGTCCGCCATCCACGACGGCCTGCCATGCAGACGAGCCAGGTTTGACGCGTCCCAAATCACCGCCGCCGCCGTGTCCTTCTCGTCAGGCGACAACGCGTACTTGAGGCGAGCCTCCAACTCGGCAACGCTAATCAACATCTCCCGGCGTCGAACCGCTTCCGCTTCCGACACGGGCGGGGCAACTTCCTCAGTTTCGCTCATGCGAACACCCCCTCAAGCCAAGGGGGGCGCGCCCCAGGGTTGACACCTCGCGCACATTAACGGGATGCAAGCCAACCCTGGAGAACACCGCCCCACAACTACAGCTCATCCCAGTGCTCCGCCTCAGGGCGCAGCGGCGGCGGACCGCTCGCCCCCGAGGCCGGAACTACCGGTTCATCCCTTCAACCAGCAGCAGCCGTGTGCTTGGAACGCTTGTCAAGTCCGAGGGCCTTACCAACCACAGTCTTGTCAGTGCCCTCAGTGAAGTACTTGTCCGTGCCGCCCAGCTTGAGCTTGACCGCACGCAGCGAGTACTGGTCGTCGGAAATCTTCTCCACACCAGCCGTCTCATCCCAGTACACAACCGGGTCAAGAACCTGCTGGAAGCCATACCAGGTATTCACAATCGAACGCTCCTGCAAACGCATCGCGTCATAGTCGCGCATCCAGCGCATTGCGATACCCGAATCGCTAATGCCCGTCGCACCCTTCACAGACTCAGGAACATGCGGCGCAGCGTTAAGGAAGATGAACGCGTCACCGGCCAGAGCGTACGCCTCGTCAGACGGCAAATCCTCCGACACGACGATATTGAAGCCCTTGACCTTACCCAGGACTGCGTCAGCAAACGCCGTCTCAGCCAGCTTGTCACCAACCGACGCGGCCTTCACAAAGTCCGCAGACTGCAACAGGGTATCCCAGTCGGAACCCACAACCAGGGTCCTAGAGACCTTCGACGCGCCCAACAGGTTCAGAGCGCGACGAGCCTCAATAATGTCCTTGAGGATGTTGTTTTCCTTCGCGCCAATCTCAACCGTGTACTTGCCCGTCTTGAGAGCCTTCACAGCGCCATACTCAAGCTTGCGAGCAACCGCGTGAGCCTGAGCGGGCAGGATCGACGTGCCCCAGCCATTGAAATCGAACTCCCACTCCTCATCCGTCAGCGACGTCGCAGAATACGCGTCACCGCCGAAACGAACCGCGATCTTGCGCTCCTTGTACGGATCAAGAATCAGTTCCTGAGCGCGGTTATTACGCCACTCATAATCGCGCGCAGGAAGAATACCCGGCACCTTCACATTCAGAGTGTCATCCTTGGCGCCCTTAAAATCCTCAATGCCCTTCTTAGTGAAAAGGGTAGGAACAACAAGCTCACGCTCAGTCAGTGCGACCGCAGTCGCAGCAAGCTTTTCCGGCTTCACCGGGGTATGGGTAACAGCCACCATAACAAAATCTCCTCTACAAACTCACGAAACCAAACAGACAGAGAACGTCAAATACGAGGCACGCGACTGCGAACAAACTCGCGCGCATCAAACTCAGCGTCCGTCTCCTCAGCGGGAGCAAGGCCCCCGCCCTTCCTGGGGAGACCAGCCGCGCCGCCACCAGCGCCCACCAGGGACGCCAACTCCTCACACGCCGCACGCATCTCCTCAACCGTGCCATCCTTGACGAACTCAAACGCCTTACCGGGCAGATTCGGGAACTCATCACGCACCTGCTGACGAACGCGCACACGGTCAAGCTCAGCCTCAACCTGACGCGTCTTTTCATCAGCCGCCGACATCGCGGCCTCAAACTCCTCAACCGTCTTGAGGCCCTTCACCGACTCCTGAACCTCACGCAACTGCGTGCGATACCTCGCCGCCTCGTCACGCGCCCCCTTCAGTTCGCGCTGCGCCCACTCAGGCAATTCATCAACCTTGCGAGGAGAGCCGTCCTGGCCCTCGCCCGCATCGCCTTCCACCTGCACCTGCTCCGCTGCTTCAACCTGCGCATCATCGCCGCGCGCTCCCGGCGCGCCACCCTCAACCGCCTCAGCCTCATCAGCCACATTCTTCTCGTCCGCCAAAACACACTCCCAAAAACAAAGCCCACGCACGCCACCAGGACGACACGCGGGAACACCAATGAGACCGCCAGGGCCTCCACCAATCGCCTACCGCTTGAACTTGCGGTAGTAGAAACTCCGCCAGCCGGACTTGCCCTTCAAGCCCTTACCGCCGAAATCGTTGTACCAAAGATTCTGCATCTCCCGATTCACCGCGAAACGAGAACCCTCAATGCTTGACCCCGCAAACAGGGGCAACGCGTAACAATGACAATTCGGGTGATAGCCGTGAGTGCCATTCGCGTGCGTCACGTCATGCCGCAACGCCTCATGCTTCCCCGAATACACCGCGCCACGAGACAGTAGCATCGCGCAGAACGCGCACGGCGTGCCCGTCCCGGACACCCTGATCCACGCCTGCCGAGCTGGGTCACGGTCACCCATGTCACGCACCACCGACCGGACACCGCCAGCCGCCGCCTGCTGACCCACGCCAGCCACCACGCCAGACGACACCTCGCCAGCCTCCAGCCGGGCACGCAACAACGCCTGCGCCGCCTTCACATCAGTGTCACGCAACGCTGCAAGGTCCGGCGTCGCCTGCTTGTCCACCTGCACTCGCACGCCAGCCAGAGACGACGCAGTCAAAGCGTTTATCCCAGCCGCCTCGTTGAACTCGCGCACCAACTCACCCAACGACACCTCACCGCCCTGCGCATGCCCCCGAATAGGGGAGGGGACCGTGCGGCCCGTCTGCAACGCCCTCAACAAACGGTAGAACGCCACCCCCAACACCGCGCCACGATCCCACGGCTCCACAAGCACCTCACCGAACCGGGCCACAACATCGCCGCCCTTATCCACCTGCTCCCACCAGCGGGACACGTCCCGCACGGTCCCCAAACTCAACCTGCCAAGCGACGCCTCAAACGCCCTCAACAAGACCTCCACACGCGCGTCTGCGGGCACTACGCGTCACCGCCAGCCAAAGACGCGGGCTCGCCATCCGAGGCCGCCACAGGCCCATCCAGAGCGTCCTGTGTGCCCATCACGCTAAACCCCTGAACAGCCGCACCAAAATCAGAACCCAAACGCTCCGACACAGCCAACTCATCCCAACGATCCAACTGAACCGGCGACACGCCAGGCACCATCTCCCACAAACCACGAGACGGCACCCCAATCTCCCGCAACTTCGACAACGCATCCGCCGTCTGAGACAAAGCAGCCGACTCAAGGTCACGCCACAACACCTCGTTATGCTCCCACTGGTCGCGCTCCGCGCGACCCTCTAGCACCATACCCACACGCAACGTCCGCTCCCACGACTCACCAAACTGAGTGCGGTACAACTCGACCTTGCGGCGGAACGACTTCTCAGCAGCGTTCAACGCGTCAGCAGACAAGTTCGCCATCTGGCCGAGGAGGAAGTTAGGCGGCGTCTGCGAGATAGCACTGAAGTCCTTAATCAGCGCATCCATCGCCGCAATATAGCCGGACTGGTCGCCAACCGGCAGGGACCCAAACTTGCCATCCGGCGACGAGTTGACCAGGAAGTCGCCCGGCCCCGCCGCAATTGGCTGCCGAACAACCCCACCATCAGGGCCAACCACCGGCATGCCGTCCGCGTCCACCGCGACCGCAGGCTCCAACCCCGTCGCCCACAACACGCGATGCGCGCCATGCGACTGCTCCAAAAGCAGATTGAAAAGCATCTGATTAAACGAGTCCTGCCACTGCTTCAACGGTAGGACCGCGCCCTGCACGCGCCCCTCGTCGTCCATCTGCGACACAAACCGCGTCACCGGACAATGACCGTTCCCGCCATGCGCAACGCCAGGACCAACACGAGGCTCGCCACCACCATGAGGCAGAACCACGTCGTAACGGTTGTAACGATCCCAGGCGACCGCCAGGCCAGGCTTGGGGTGACCATCCGGCCCCTCGCCAGGACGACGCATCACCGACAATGCAAGAATCGCGTTATCGTCCGACAGGGCGTCCTCGAACAGGCAAACAGTCCGCAACGCCGACAGGACGCGAACATAGGCCCTACCGTCCTGCCCGCGCTCAACCACCGTGAACGCCTGACCATACGCCACCGCCGACCTGTGGACCTGCGCCTGCTTCGCATCCAAATTGCTGCGCTGCCACAAGTCCCACTCGGGGGTCTCAGACGAACGCTCGCCACCTGCTCTCTGATCCCCCGAGCGGAACCCGTCAACCGCCAACGCCTGCACCGCCGCATTAACCGGAATCTCACACCAATTCTGGCGAGCACGACGCATCATCGCTTTATGCTCCGGCAACATGCCCTTCGGAGAATACGGGTCGTCAAAATCGCCACGCAAATACGCGTCAGCAACCTCAAGCCCATCCTCCCAATCACGCCTCAACACCCGCAAGCCCTCACCAACAAGAGCCTCCAACGAATCACCAGCATCAATCAACGCCACAACACATCACCCCTCAGAACCGGAAGAACGACCCCCCAGCCTTCGCAACCGGCCTCGACGCCATCTCAGTCTGATAATCCCGATAAGCACCAAACGCCAACATTGCCGCCGCATACATGTCAATCTTCTTCTTCGACTCGCGGCCAGCCTTCATAAACGACACGCCATACGGCGTATCCTTACGCAACACATTCAACACGTGACGACGGAACGACGCCGCCAACTCACGCGAACCACCATGCGACACCCGGCCATCAAGAATCGCCGCCATAAACGCCTCATGCAGGCCCACCGTCCGCTTACGAGAACCACGCATATCCCACGCAATCGGACCCCTGTCCGACGCGCGAGCCACAAGCCGCTCACCATAATCCAAAGTCCACTCATGAATGTACGACTCCCACAACGCGACGTCCGCATAGAACCCAACAACGTCGTAGTCACGGAAGCACCTGTGGACCATAGAGTCCACGCGCTCACGATCAACCTCCCAGTCGCCCGCAAGGTCCAACGGCTTCTCCTCAAGCAGCAACGGCACCATCAGCCCATCCGACACGCGGATAGCAATAAGCGCCGTAGAGTCGTCAGACTTACCACCATCGAACCCGAGCACGATCCGGTCACCAGGCTCCAACGTCGCCTTACGCTCAATACGCTTCCACTCAGCCGACGAGAACAAGTTCCCCTCCGGTTGCCACACCTGATTCAAGTACATGCGGCGAGACTCCGACGTCGGACGCGACGGATTCAACACCGACCGCCACGCCTCATCAGCATCACACCACACCGAATCCCCACGCACAGCGTTATACAAAACCTTAAACACGCGCTCATCCAACGGCGTATCATCCGGGGCCTCCAACGAGTCATAGAACACGTCAGTCTCCGTCGTCAGGCCCTCCAACGACTTCATATACGCCTCACGGTCGTCCTCAGCCACGCTGCCCTCACCAGGCTTATACGCGTTCGTAATAGCAAGGTAACGCGACTTCATCTTCGTCGTATTACCCTCGACCGTATTCTTTAGCTTCTGCCCATTGTTCTGCGGCAACCAGTGCTGCGTGTTATGGGTAACGACGCAGTGGCTCGCCTGGAACAAGTGCGACTCATTATCCACCGCAATACAGCGAACAGGGCGAGACTCCACCTGCTCAATGTCAATCGACACCCACTCGCGGCGCTCACGTAACGGCGAACGCTCAGCCTTGCGAGGCATCAGGAACGGGTTAAGGCCCTCGATCATGAATCCCACATGCCAATAGCCACCATCGCGCGAACGCTCATCCGCCACGTAACGTTTATGAGGCAAGAACCCCAACGACGCCGCAAGCTCAAACACCTGCTCAGCCAAACGATCACACCCAACAAACACGGCGTAACCATCCGCGCGAGCACACCCATCAGAATCCATCAAACCGCGCAACAGGTCCAACCGCTGCTCAACACTCGACTCCATGAACACATCAGGAATGTGCTTATCCCAGTAACACGGGAGAGTACGGAAAACCCTCGCATGATCCGGCCCCATATCAGCACCAAACCCAGCACGGTCAGAAAAGCTCAGGCGAGGCGTGCCGGAATTGCCGACACGATGCAACGGATAACCGCGACGCTCAAACTCGCCCATCACCCAGTCCACGTCCTCCAAGCCGACAGCAATATTGCAATCGCCAGTAGACCCATCGCCCAGCCAATAACCAAGCACATAAGGATCAACAGGAAGATCAGCATCAGGCAGAACGCGCGGGCCAGAACGAGGCACCATAAACCGACGCCCATCCTCAACCATCTCACGCGTCGAACGAATACGCGGCTTAGCCGCACTACTGGCAACCCGTGTCATCCACAAATGCCCATCCGACGCAACAACCGAATCAACGCCACCAACAGTCACGCGGTAACAATCACGGCCAACCTGAACAGGCTTAGCCTCAACCACGCGCACCGGCACGCCATCAGGCCCATACACCTCATCGCCCGCGACCAGATCACCCATACGTCGCGCGCCAGCGGGAGTCGGAATCACCGTATCAACATCCAACGCCTCATTGAGCAGTGCGAAAGTACAACGGTTACCCTCCGTCGAACGGAACGACGACGTCTTGACCTCGATGCGCGCCGTGTTGTTACAACCACGCACAATCTGCAGCTTCACATCCGCGCCATACTTCGCACGCATCTTGTCACCAACAAGCACATGGAACATATCGAACGTGTTGCTAGTTTGCTCCTGCTTCAACGCGAAAATCTGCACCAACGCCTGCGGACACCGACGCCCAACAGGCTCACCATCAGAACCCCACCCAGCAAACCGGGACGGACCAAACGCCTCAACCAAACACAACACCGCAAGCAACGGATCCTTACCCCAACCCTTAATCCGCTGCAGCACCCCGCGACGCCGGTAAATGAACTTACCCTCATCATCAACCGCATACCACCACAGGACGATACGCAACTGCTCCAAGGTAAACTCAAACACCTCCTGATCAGCACCAAGCGGCTCCAAATAATCCGAACACCACCGAGCAATCTCCCAGCCCAACGTATGCTCAGGCAAAACGAATCGGCCATCATCGCCGCGCTCCCACGTCGGCCCATAATGCACCGGCGCGAAACGCTCAAGAATCTCCTCATCAGACAAACCATCATAGGGACCACCAGGGGGTGTCCCAGCCTTATCAACATCGACCAAAACCAGGACACCCCCCAACCCATCAACACACAACTACACACAACGAAAAGGCAGGGGCCGTGCCGCCAACCAAACGAACAAGCACGGCCCCAGATGCTCCACCCACACCTGGTGGGGTAAGACGCATCCGCAACCCCCATCAACACACAAGTACCCGTGGCGGGACTCGAACCCGCACGCCCCAAGGGCGCCACATTTTGAGTGTGGTGTGTCTACCAAATTCCACCACACGGGCCAAAGATGAACCCCCCAACGAAAACCGTCAGGGGGGCGGCCGCGAGGCGAACCCCGCTACCACTACCAAGAAAATGCCCCCGCCATATAGCCGTCGTGCTCGCGCGCCACGTCGCGGACCCAGGGCCACGACTCGCCGTTTCAGCGTACGGGGGCCACCAAAAAACGTCCCGCCACGGAACCCGCCCCCAACGCCAGGAGACAGGAAGTGACGGGGCAATACTACGCCCCACCAGTCCCAGAGGACGACGAGGAGCTAAAGGAACTCCGGCCCGAACCCACACCCCATTGTGCAGGCCAGGCCGAATCAGCTACCGGGAACAACCTCTAAGCGGCCGCCTCAGCAGCAATAACCTCACGCAAACGCTGCAGCCTAAAGCCGCCAAACCACGACCCCACATCACCCGTAGGAGCCACAACCGGCATCGCGCTAAACCCGCGCTCAACCAACATCTCACGAGCCGCAGAATCAACGCTCACGTCAACCGTCTCATACGAGACGCCCGCCTTATCCAACACCCGCTTAGTCGCAACACAAGCACCACAACCAGGCTTACTATAAACAACAACCACTAACAACCCCCACAACAACAACAACTACACAGACTGCAACCGCTTACGGTACCCATCCATCACAGTCACCGACGCCGGAACCACCTCAGACTCATCAGGCCGCAACTCAATACCAGCCCTACGACGCTCCGACTCCGACATCCCCAACTTACCCAACTCCATATAAATCGTCGCCAAACGCTGCGACGACGGATCACGCAACAACGGCGGACGATCACGCGTAAACCCCCGAGCCTCACGCTCAGACGGCTTCAACGACGCAGCCTCAGCATCCCAACCAGCACGCAACGCACGAGCACGCACAGCCTCATCCTGCTGACGCTTATACGCCGACAAATCCTCGCACAGCGAGTAAGCCATCTCCCAGTCCGTCTGCTGAAACCAAAACGACTGACCAGACGCCCCAATAGCCTCATACATGCGCTTAGCAGTCGGATGCCACTTACGATCCGCCTTACGCGGCGACACGCCCATCAGAACGCCACCAGTCACATGCTGCGTCCTCGACGGACGCTGATCCACCAACTCATCCCGCCTGGCGGGCACCGGACCACTACGAGCCATTCACACCACCCCCACGCAAACCAGGATGCGGCTCCACACGACGAAACCGACCAGCAACCTCACGACGCATACGAGCCAACGCCGCATGCCCCTCACGCGACGACTTCACCGCATGATGCTCACGACACAACGCCCGCAAATTACCAAACGAATCATCATCACCCGCAACGATATGATCCACATCCGTAGCCGGGGCACCACACACCGACAACGCATCAACCTTCCACTGGCAACGACCACCATCACGAGCCAACACCGCACGCCGCCTAGACGCCCAATCAGACGGCAACCGACGCCGCCTCGCAGAATCACGCGCCCAAGCCACAACAACCACCAACCAACAACGATCAAGCCCCGACCGAGGTCCGACCCAGATCCACCAAGCCGCTAATATACTCGACGCCGAGGCAACGACAACAACAACAATAACCAATTACGTTTTAAGACTTAAAGCAACGACAGAATCAGAATCAATACCAATTACGTCTTAAGACT